CTTTGATTATATGTTGAGTTCTTTCTTATCTTCTATTGATGCAAATAAAAGAGAAAGAACCGTATTTATAGTGATGGGAGATAATGGAACAGATAGAGGTTACATGTTGAAGAGACATAAGTATGCTACCTCTGCGGGCAGTCTATATGGAACAGGAGAAATTGCCTACAAAGCATTGTCTGGAAGTATATTTTATCCTCAACGTCGAGGAGGAGATTTAAATACATCTAAAGCGTACAAAACATCAGTATATGAAAGTGGAACTAAAGTTCCTCTTTTTGTTAGTGCTTCTTTTATTACTACTCCGTCTACCATCACGGACTTTGTAGATGCAATTGATATTTATGCGACTATTGCGGACATTACTAGAGCCAATGAAGTATTTGTTCCATTTACGCAACAGTTTCCCCAAAAAAGCAGTGGAATATCATTCTTACCTCTCTTAAGTGGGGCACCTTATCATCCCAAGCACTTCTCTTTTACAGAAACATTTACTCCTATAGGAAACTCTACAGCCTCAGCTTATAGTGTCCATGAGGCAGACGGAATGATTGATAATAATACAGGAACCTTCACGGGAAAGCAGGGAGAGTATGTTGGATCCAATGATCCTCTTGGATCAGATATGAGTATTCAACAAATGGATGCTATAGGTAAGAAAGGTAATCCCGTTATCCCATACGATAGACGTAGGGGATGGGCAATTAAAGGATCTAAATATAATTTCGGACATTATACAGTTTCAGGAGCTAACTCTGATGCTATTTATGGTCAAATTATACCTGCCTCGGCGGGTACATGGAAATTAGTACGATGTACTAGTGGTCATATGTATGATGAATTATACCATTTAAGGAATNATCGGGACNTACCTGTAGACCCGTTTGAGCAAAATGATGTACTTGTGAATTATAAAGGGGTGGATATATTAGAAACCCTTTTATCGGAGGCTAATCAAGTTAATCGTGTTGATGATACATGGATGAAAACGAAAATATATTATGCTCTCACTAGAACACTTTATAAATATTTGTATTCAAGAGAGGAGCCTAATTTAGTTTAGGAAAAATAAATGGTAATTAACAGAACAATTATTACTACAGGTAATACGTATTTTCCACCAAATCAAAGGGATGTTGCTGGCTTAAGAAAAATTACTTTTGGATTAGGCTTTCCTATGGGAGGAGAGAGACTAAAGGGGGGATTATTAAAAAATACAACGGGCATAGATACCATTAAAGATGCAGTTCAACAACTTTTAAGAACCCAAAGAGGGGAGAGGGTGATGCTTCCTAAATTTGGGTGTAATCTTCGTAAGTATGTTTTTCAACCATTAACAGAGGCAACGTTCGAGTCTATAAAAAGAGAAATAATGTATTCTTTTAGTAGATACATTGTAGGAGCTAAAATAAAAAAATTACGAGTAGTTCCTTATGGGGAATTAGGGCCAGGAGGAGGAAATTCTCTCCTAGTTAGCCTTATCATACAATTAAATGAAGAAGATTTAACAGTCTTTGACGTAGAGGTAGTAGTTAAATGAGTTTTTCTGGAACAATAGCATCTGATTATTTAAAGCTGGCAGATATACCCCTGACTAAGCGGCCATCCCTTGTTGATTTCGCCGCTACTGATTTTCTTTCTCTAAGAGATTCGCTAATTAAGTATATTAAAGCGGTTTATCCGTTAGAGTATACTTATTATGTTGAATCTGATTTGGGAATGATGTTTATTGAATTAATAGCATACATGGGGTCTGTTATGTCTATGAAGGCTGATATGTTAGCAAATGAAAATTTCTTTGCTACGGCTAAACAAAGATCAAGTATTAAAAAACTTCTGGAGTTAATCGGAGTTAGAATGAGAGGCCCACTATCAGCGGCAGCTAACGCGAAAATAACTTTTTCAAAAACTCCTGTAGCCACTGGTGAGCAACAGGGTGGTGGGGGTGCTGGTGGGACTGGGACTGGGACTGGTACTGGCGGTGAATTAACTACGGGTCAATTTGAAATAGCTCAGAAGGATAGAGTGGTTAATGTTACTTCTCCTCAAGATGGAGGGGCTGTAGCCTATACCTTATACAAGGTGGTAAATGGGCTAGTAGAGCCTGTGGCGTCTCGCCAAGCAGCAGCGTTCGATGGAGGGTTTACGGACCAGGGGCGTCCCATTATTTTATATGGTTCGGAAAGTAGCAACCCCGTTGATAATACTGTTTATGAAAATTTAGTTTTACAAGAAGGTGTATTGGTTTTTGATTCAGGCTTTTTCGGAGCAACAGACCAAGGTCAAAAGAGTATTAAACTTACGCAGGCTCCTGTAATAGAGGGGAGTGTTGAAATATTTATTAAAGGGCACCACATTAAAGTTCCTGGAGAAGGGGGACCGGGAACCGGGGTCGAGCAGGACCGCCCACAAGAAGGAGTTTATACGGAAGTGGATAATATATATTTTGCTTCAGGCTCTTCGGATAGAATTTTTGAAATTGTTTATGATGAAAATTTTGCTGCTACTATTGTTTTTGGAGATGGTACAGTAGGTATTAGTCCTAGGTCAAATGATAAGTATAATGTACTCTATAGAATTGGTGGAGGAACTAGGGGCAATATTCTTCCTGATTTTATTAATGCATCCATAGTAGGTGAAACGCATCAGCTTAATCCCGATACAGGGGAAGTACTTAAAGTAGATGTTGCTGGAACAGTAACTAATACTGGGCCTGCTACGGGAGGTGCTAACGCCGAGACCGTAGAGCATGCGAAGAAATGGGCACCTTTAACATTTGCTAGACAAGATAGGCTCGTAACTTTAGAAGACTACGAAGTATATGCTAATACATTTATAAGTACATTTGGTACAATAGGAAAGGCTGCGGCTGTAACTAGGAAAGCATATTCTTCAGCAAATATAATTGATATATATGTATTAGAAAAAGCGTCTGATCTTCAATTACAAAAGTCTACCCCTACCTTTAAAACTCAATTATTAGCAGGCATTAATAAGAAAAAAATGGCAACCGATGAGATTGTTGTTGCTGATGGGTTGATTAGAACTATAGATTTAGTAACTACTATTTACATAGACAAAGAGGAAGAAAATAATCAAGACCTAATTACCGGGAGAGTGAGAGATGAAGTTTTAAATTATATGAGTATTGATAATAGAACTTTTGGAGAAACTTTAGTAATTGCTGAATTGAATAGGAAAATTTTTGAAGTAACACAAGTAAGATACTCAGAGGTAGATAACTTAGATGCAAATGTTATAGTTGATTTTAATGAGATTATTCAACTAAATAATCTTACCATAAATGTTAGTTTAGTAGATTAATGGCACGAAATAAGTTTACCCCCAATCCGCGTACCTATACAAAAAGAAATTTTGTAGATACCATAGAAATAATTACTCCTGATGTATACAAGGAGGAGGATAGGACGTTAAGTGGGGTGGAGATTAACCCCCTATCAAATATATTGAATACGCACCTAGAGATAGGTAATAATATAGGTTCAGTTTTGTCAATATCAGGGGTGCTTTTTACGCAGCTATCTGCGTTAAATATTCTTTCAGGGATTTCTCCATATTTTGTTAAACAAAATAATTTAACTAATATTGATCCTTATTTATTTGAAACTAAAATCCTAATCCCATTAGGAACTTCGCTTGCAAATTTTAACACTAGTGCAGAATTTAATAATTATCTTTCTAGTACGTTTCTCCCCCTAACAACACTAGCAACGGAGTCCTCTCCAGGTAAAATTCAGGAAAATATAGGTATATTATCTGCTTTTACTCCCAACGCCCCACTCGCCAGTAGCGTGCATAATTACTTAGTAGACGCTTTAGGGTGGTTTTACTTTTTAAATACGTCTGCTGATGGAGGTCTAGCGTGGGAGCCCTCTGGTTACGTTCTGAGTTCGCTAAATAAATTATACCTAGGTAATTCGCTAAAAACAGTAGATGGTATTAAAGGGCTTCAAAATTATATTTGGCGAAATTATTCTACCTGTACTACATTTTCTAATTTAAACTTAATTCCAGATACCTATGTTTCTGGTGCGCTGGATGCTGTTACGGATTCAGCGTCAGGGGTGTTACCTATCTACACTAGCGGTACTCAAAAGCTAGAAAATTTGCTAACTTTAGTAGACGTAATTTATTCGCCTGCTTTTATGGATCAGCAAGATTTTACTGTACGCGATGCTTTTGATGATTTTATTGAGGCTTCAATTAAATTAGAGGATTATACAGCTAAGGGTCCTCTTAGAAAATTTCTAAATGCTTTTGGTTTTAGTTTAGCGGACGTAACAAATCAAGTAGAAAATATTGGACTAATATACGATATTGAAAATGCAGAAGCTGATTACTTACCATACGTTGCCGATCTGTTAGGTTGGAAATTATACGGATCGTCTCATGCGAAGTGGCGTAGACAGTTACGGACAGCCGTTCAATTATACAAACGAAAAGGAACCTTAGACTCGATTCAGTTTGTATTAGATTCGTTAGTGGAAAATTCTGTTTTAGATGTTTCTGGGAGGGCTCAAGAGCTATGGGAGTCTTATATACCTTTCCTAATCTGGTATAGTTTAGGAACTGAATCTCCATATTTTAGAGATTTAACTACATGGACACAAGGGCGGGCAGTAGATGCAAGTATTTATACATACAATACAAGTAGTTTAGAAGAGAATATAAAAATAGTTACTGACTCGATTATATTAGATTTGTATAAGAAATTTCCGAATAATTTTATATTCAATGGAGAGAAGTTTCCTGTAAGTAAATTGTTCACGCTTAATAGATTTGGAGATCCCGATTCGATTTATACTATAATTAATGAGCCGGGAATGAAACAGTTCCATGTACACTACAAAGGAACTGAGGGGTATGACTTAGCGCAAGCTCAAGCCATTGCTATGGGTAGGACGCTGGAGTGGAATGCGGCTCACAGTACAGGACCCCTGGGAACTGGGGTTTATATGGCGGGATTAGATCATCCTCCAGTAATGTCAGATACTGTTTATTTATCGGCTACAGGTGATTTAGAATTTTTCTTTAGTTATAGAGATTATAATAATCATCCTTTACCTCCATTCGAGGAGATAAAATATTATAAGGATTGTTCTCTTACACCTCAGCTTGCTGCTTACCTAAAAGAACGGTTAAAGTGTTTTGGTGTTACAAATAGTCATGCACAAAATGTAGAAAATTTCATATTAAGTGCAGGTATTAATACGGATACAAACCTGGGGAGTCTTAATGAATTCTTGATGTTCTTTAGTGCAACCCAAGATCCCCCTAATTATAACAATGTATTAGCTAATATCTCTGATTATCAGAGTAATTATTTAGGATTATGGAATGGAAAATCATCTCATTTATTACTAGAATTTACCGATACAAATTTTGATTTCGCTAAAACTACTATAGAGGGGGATTCTAAATATGCTTTATATGATGCAGCTAGAATTACAAAAAGATTTACTCCTGCCCACGCCATCCCCTTAATTAACCTAAACGCCAGTACCGTAGATAGTTATAATGCTTCATCTACTAGGTGGAGTTATTTAGGTTTAGATAAAGATGATACTACTGTAGGTTACACTAGTGGGTCTGTTTTAGCAGGCTTTAGTTACAGCGGTGTTGATATGGGCGCTACTACTCCTGGAACCACTGATGGTAGGGGGGGCTTGAATACTTTTAAAAGAGGAGATGTGGATGATATTGCATCAGATAAATTGCTTTATATCGCTGCAACTTGGGTAACTGATAGTTCATCAGTTGCTAGGCGTGCTATCAGAAGACGAAACTATAAATTTACTTTACCTACAGAAGGTTACTATGAGAGGACAGGCTTTAACCATCCGAATAGTTGGGATGCCTCAACTCTAGAAAATTCAGTTTACCCCGCGTCCTCATTAGGAGAACTACCCTTAGGTTATCTCGCTTCGGCGGGTGCATTCTATCCTATTATTGATCCCCTAAATCCCTCAGGTGTATGGCATCAATGCGAAACGCTAACGTCTCCCAGAGCCTTTTCTGGAGTTTATACAAGTGCTACTTTCCCCTATCGGGGGTTACGAGAGCTAGGATCTAATGCTCTTATGTCTGAGTATTCTGTATCTACTGCTCGATATGTAGATAGAGGACAAATACCTTCCATTTATATCGTCATGCATCAGTTGTATGAAGCACAGGCGCGAGATCTCGCTCTGCAAGCTTCCGCTTCCTTTGATCTTGATCCCTCATCTGTGGCTTGGAAAGATAATGTTCAGAGCTATGCAAATAGCGCAATTGCAAGTGGTTATGTTTTAAATTCTATTGATGATTATCGAAACTTTAAATTTGGACCTGGACTGCACAAATTATATAAGGATTATAACAGGTATCCGAAATATCCTTTGAGTTTAGCTTCCGTGGATGAGACTGGGGGGAATCTTTTTGCTCATATTTTTGGAAAGGGTTTATACAATTGTGATTTTGATATAGCGGGGTCTGCGGCTAATACAGTCGGGCCGGTCGAAGGCGAGCCCATGGGAAGTATTGGGTATATTGCTTCTGGTTTTGGAGAGGGCGAGCCTATAAATCAAAACAATGGTTCAGGAATTTTTAGTACCTGCGCGGTAGCTGGGTGGGAAAATGGCGAAACATTGACTGGAGCTTCAGGAACATACATTGCTAGTAGTACAGGTGAGATGGTAATTCCTTTATCGGGAACTGAGTTTGTTGAAGGAAATATCAATAATGCAGAATTTAGAAATCCCAATATTTTGAGTGGAATAGAGTTTTGTGATACTTCAGGATCTCCAGGGGGTAATTCTTTTAATATATTTAAAGTAAACAAGGCTTATGCCCTTGAGGGGTCAGAGAATTATCTAATTGATAATACAATTATAAAATGTAAAACTTTTGGGGGAGCACCTCGTCTTAGGTTTGATTTATCTTCTTACGGAAAAAAATATACTAGAGATGATAGAAGAAATTATTTTATAAAAGATCATACTTTCAAATTGAAAATAAAAGCTTTAGTAGGTGAAGACGGTTCCCCCTTGCTGGGAGGTGGGGCAATAGGTGTATGGCTGC